ATCATGATCGCCTGGCCATCGAGCGCCACGTCCGAATTCGTGCCGCCCTGGTCTATCTCGAGCACGCCGGTCGTGTCCGCGTTCAGGTTCACCGCGGCAAACGTCGGCACTCCAGCCGCATTGCCGTGCAAGACAGTAGTAGCAGTGCCAAGCGTGCCGAGCGGGATGGGCGTGGTCCCCGGCCCGCCGCCGAGAACGATCTCGTTCTCCGTGAGCGCAACGCTCGATGCCATCGTGGTGCTCGACGTGAAGCCGAGAATGCCGCCGCTTGTTCCTGACGTGAGCCCCGTTCCCCCGCTCGTCACATCGATTGCAACGCCGATGATGATTGACGCCACTTGAGGGTTTTGCAGCCACATGAACCACTCAAGGGATAGAGTCCCGGTCTGCGGGTCAAGGAAGGGAACCTGCGGGAACGTGATCGTTGCCATCAGTTCGCCCCCGGCGTAGCGTTCATGTTCGCGCTCACCACCACGCGATACACCGGGTCCGTGATCGTCACTTCGACAACCATGTCGCGCGCATAGCCGAGCCTGCGCTTCATCGCGCGGCGCGTGTACTGTCCTACCTTGCCGAGCTTCACGAAATGATCGTTCCCCCACGTAAACCCGCCATCGCGCGAGAATCGCATGATGCACTCAGGGTCCGAGCCTTGCCCGCTTTGCAGGCCCACGCCAGGTTGAAACTGAATCTGCAAGTCGGAGAAGAATTGGCGCTTCAAGTCGCTCGTCAGGTGCCTGCATCGCCGCACGCACGGCAGCGGCTCGCCATCGTCGGTGTAGTCGCTCTGCGATAGCGCGTACAGTTTCCCGTTCTCCCAATCGCCCACAACGATATCCGAGCCGAACACGGTGCAGCAATTGCTCCGGTGCCTATGGTAGACGTTCATCGGATCGCGCCACGCGCGCTTGTGCCAGTACCCGCTCGCAATGTCATAGCACCACGTCACGTCAGCAGTCGGAAACGTGAGCATGTAGAACTCATGCCCCGCCTGCGAATAGGTGTAGCCGATGGCGTCCGAAGTCACCGCGTAGCCCTGAATCGCATTCTCCACCGCGAAGGTGCTGATCCGCTGCGGAGTGGCGAGCGCCGCGCCCCACATGATGACGGTCGATTGGCCGCGCTTGTCGAGCGCAAGGAACGCCACCGCCTCGCCCAGCCGCGCGACGGAATACGGCGCAGCGCAACCGTGCTGAATCGACGACCCCGCCAGCACCGCGAACGGCCACGGAGACGTGCCCACGTTCGTATGCCGCTCGCTGTACGTCTCGCCCAGCACCAGCACTTGCCTATGGTCTGCTATCAGCGCGACGATGTTGCCGCTCGAGCCGACCATGCTCCCGAGGTTCAGCGCATTGCTCACCACGTCGCCCGCGTCCGTGCATCCCCATTGGTTCGTATCGGGGTAGTTGTAGATGATGAAGTTGTCGATGATGTCGGTGCTGGTGCCGCCATCGAATGCGCCGTCAATGACAGCCGCAAACGTGTTCGTCGCCCACGTGTAGTAGTAGCGATTTGCACCGTCTACAAGGTACGCGGACGATCCGTTGTCCGTGATGCCGACAATGCCCGCGTACGTGTTGAGCGTGCCGACTTCCGTTTCGTTGTACGAAGAGTCGATGGAGTAGAGCTTGTTCGACTTGACGCCGAGGAAAGTGTCTCCGCCCGGCAGCGTGTACAGGCAGCGCCATTCGCCAGCGGACAATTCGAGCAGCGAGGAAAGGCCCGGTGTGGGGTACAGCGCCATCACGCCGCGGTCGTCCGGCGTCTCTGGGTTGTCGTCTTTTTTGTTGGGGTCGACCTCGGGAAACCAGTTCACCAGCGATTGACAATCCTGGGTCGGTGACGCCGCCACATACTCGGGGCCGACAAAGCCGAATTCAGGCATTAGGGAAGGAACCCGCCCGAGTAGATCCACGCCGGATTCGCTCTCTGATTCCGATTCACGAGCGCCGGATCGAAGTTCGCAAAGGATGGCGGCTGCATGTTCGTGCGCTTGACCCACGCGCGCGAGTCCGCAGCATTCTTCTGCACAAGCTGCACTAGCGTTGCGTCAGTCGTGCGCCCGTACTCAGGCAGGAGCAATTCCGCGAGGTTCCAGCGAATCGCCATCGCGTATCCCTGCGGCAGCGTCACAGTCTGCGTCAGGTTGTTGAAGCGCCCGAGCACGGTTTCCGCGAACAGGTGCATTTCGCCCGAGGTAGGCACCGGCCAGAAGAGAATGTTCGCAACCGGATCGCTCGGCTGATAGTAGAGCGCGGTCGGCCACGGCCCTTGCAGCGTCTTGAATCCGATCTGCTCGTAGTTCTCAAGGTTCAGGATTGCGAGCGGGTAGTCGAGTTGTGAGATTCGCACGAACGCGCTATTGATCCGCAGCGGGCGCTGGTAGTAGGTCGCCATCGTGCGCGAGGTAAGCGTCTGCTGCACGTTCGTCACATAGGTTCCGGTTTCACCCGCGCCCGTACCGAACTGCACGATCTGCGTGCCTGCGGTGACGCCTGTACCGGTCAGGAATTGGCCGAGCGCGATGTTTCCGTCCGCGATTGCCGTTACCGTGAGCGTGTAGCCTGCGCTGCTCGCAGTGATCGAGCCGCCAATCGTGCCGCCCTGCCCGATGGTGTAGTGGTACGTGTTGTTGACGAGATCGAAAACAATCTCGGTCACGTACGGAACCATCATCGTCGCGTTCGACCAAGTGTCCAATAGGTCGTTCAGCGCGTCGAAGCAATCGTTCGCATCCTCCGCGTCGATTGCCTCACCGGGCGCATAGGCACCTATGGAACGAAGCGCGCGAGTGACCAAATCCAAGACTTGCATGTCTCTAAACCGTTCTCGTCAGGAGAGGCATTAGCTGATGCCGTAGTAGGTCATCGCGTTTGTACTCAATGAGACTAGTTGCCCACCAGTTAGCGCAGAAGTCCAAAGTGATGCTTCTAGGATTTCTCCTGTGAAAGTCACCTGATCTATAGGGTCGTCAACCCCAATTCCGATTGGCGCATCAACTGCTCCAGCGTTCCCAGTTCCATTAATGCTTTGATCCAATGGGACAGACACGCCGTTTATCAACAACGTAGCGCCAGAGGAGTTGATCGCAAACGCCATTACGAAATACTGGCCATTCAGCCCCGTAAGTAAACTGCTGGGCCCGTAGCTAAATCCGTTTCCTCCGAAGTCATCTGCTTGCATCACAAAACCCACATCATCTACATTAACACTTGCCCGAATAGCCATCTCTCCACCGGAGTAATCACCAGCTCCGTTTATTCCGACGATATAGCCGCCGTTACCGGAAACCTTCGCGACGATCAGCCCGGACCATGCTGTATTTGCGGAAGCGAAGTTGGCGGCGGTAGCTAAAAATTGGTGGCTTCCTGACGTGAACGAAAAACTTGGCTTTGAATTTACCGCGCTCGCAACCCAAAGAGGTTGAAAGGCTGGGTCGTCCCAATCAGTGCCAACCTGCACAGCATCTCTAGCATTGCCGCTTTGGTCCTTGACGGTAGTTCCGAATCCGTCCGCGCCGCTTAGGAATGTAGTTACAGCCGCAGGATTGATGGCGTTGTTCGTGTTCGTCGGGAAACTCTGTGTAGTGTCTCCGGCATCCTCTCGAATCGTGATGGCATTGGAAGTCCACGCCGCAGCCATCGCCCTTTGCCCATACGCCACCACCGCCCCCGGCACAAGGTCCAGCGGGCCGGTGTAGGAGGGGGCTTCCTGCAAGACTACGCCAACAGCGGCAACGCACGTCATGCCCCCGCCCCCGCCGCCGCACACCACAACGGTCAACGTCTGGCCTACCCAGCCTTCGTCCGTGTCGATGCTGTTCGTGGTTTCGCCCGCAAGCAGCACGCCATCGAGATACCACTGATAGGTGAACGCATCGGCGCTCGTCCAAGTGCCGTCGCTCGTCGTTGAAGTCTCGCCCGCGGTGTCGCCCGTGATGACGGGCAGCACGGTGTTTACCGGCGTGGCGATTCCTGCTACAGCAGGCCCAGCCTTGACGCGCTTCTGGTAGCGAACGCGCGGCACACTACGCGCCGATTCCGCAAGTTGCGTACACGATTGCGGTGCTCGATGACGTGTCAGCGGTGAAGTACATGCCAGAGGCGAGCGTGATTACTGCCTGCGTGCCGGGGAGCAACGGATAGACGCGCGTTGGCGTGCTCGTTGGTACAAGCGCGTTCGCCGATGCCTCATCCGCGGTCTGCCCCCATGCGACGAAAGCAGCCACCGCTCCCACGTTCGTTAGCAGCACTTGCGTAGTGCGCACACCGTCGAATGAGGTCGCCTGCACCGGCGTCGGCGGCGTAGTCGCGCCAGTGAAAGTGACCGTGAGGCCGAGGACTTCAAATGGTTGCATGCTCATGCTCCAGTGTTTGGCATCGCTTCGTAGCCCATCATCTTCGCGCGGTCGAGTTTCGCGCGCGGGCAGAGGTAGTGCGCTGGTACTCCGGCCCATACCTGGTTCTCCGGAATGTTGCAGCGAATGACTGCGTTTGCGCCTATCTGCGCTTCGTCTCCTATCACGACGCCGGGGAGCACGACAGCGCCAGCGCCCAGCACGCTGAACGCGCCCATTGCAACAGCCCCGCTCTTGCCGTAGTGCTCCGCAAGCTGCGGCCCCGCGAGCATGTCGCAATGCACATCGTCCGAGGTGGTGAAGATTTTGACGCCCACCGATACGCTGCATCCGTCGCCAATCGTGATTCCTTCTGCGCCGCCGAAAATGGACGCGCCGGTCGAGACGTGAACGCGCGCCCCAAGCGTAACGCGCCCGGTCAGCGTAACAAATGCGTCAATGCGCGAGTGTTCTCCCACCTTCACAGCGTCGCCCACGATGTTCGCCCACTTGTGGACGCGCACCGACTTAGGCCACCCAAAATTCTCGCCGGTCAAGTAGTCGTGTTTGTTCGTCGGCATGAAAGACCTTCACCTTTCGCAAATCCTCGTATTCGACTTCCTGATCCGGCGCGTTGTCTTCCGCCCACGTCATCAGGTGCAATCCTCGAGCCGCGCGATCCGGGTGCATGTAGACGTTGAACGCGAGCATGTCCACTTCCTCCAGCGCGTAGCCGTGCGCTTCGTCCCGCCCGCAGTAGCGCGCCTTCTTCAGCCACTTGTACGCCCGCTCGTCGTCCGTAAGCACCATGCCCCCTTCGCCGATGTTCAGAATCTTGCGCGCATGGAACGACAGGCAATGCAGCCCGCCTTCGTACATGCCGCGCCGGAAGCGCAATGCTCCGTCCGTGATGTCGTAGGGGCGCAGCTTGTATACGCCCTTCCACGCGCGATCTTCGAAGCGCACCGCAGCGCCAGCGTGCAGGCACATCATCGGCACGGAAATGAAGGTGCGCGCCGGGAGCGTCACCGGACCGCCCGGATAGATGCCGCTCGTTCGGACGTAGAGCAGCGAAAGAAAAAGCGCGGACGTGCCGGAGTTGACCGAGACGCCGTAACGCGCGCCCGCGAAAGCCGCTACGGCTTGTTCAAATTCCTCGACGACGGCAAAGGCTTTCACTCACTATGCCGTGAGGCCCAAGGTTGCGATGGCTGCGCGAATCGCGTTGCCTTCCGTGGTCAGCGCCGCAGCGCGTACCGCAACCGCGTTCAGCGTCGCCACGATCGCATCGGCCTGCGTCGACGTGGTATACCCGTATGGCGTCGTGGAGCTCGCCGCCGTGGTCGTCACGCTCGTTAGCGTCGCCGTGGTCACAGACGAAATCGCCGCGGGCTGCGTGGTCAGGGTCGCGCCGTAGAAGGCGAGCGTGTCGGTACTCGCGTTCAGGATGGTCGCGCTGTTCGTGATCGTGACATCCGTAAGCGCTTCCGTCGCAACTGTCTGCGTTCCCGTAACCGTGAGGTTTACGGTAGTGAGAGTGTTGAATTCCTGTTTCTCGTACGGAATTCCGAGTGCTGCGCCGCCTGTCGCTGGCATGGTGCGTCTCCTTGATTTAAGCCGCTTTGCGTTCTTGCTCGATTTCCTGCGCGCGCGCGTGAATCTCAGCGAACGCCTTGCGTTCCTTGTCGTTGAATCCGAGCGCATCCGAGGTCTGCGTCGCCTCGTCCTGGTTCGCCTTGAGCGCCACGAGATGCTCGTGCAGGTTGCCCTTGTGCTCGATGCGCCCCCAATGCCCGATGGTGACGTTCGGATCAAGCCACAGCTTGCAGCCCGCCTCTTTCAGCCGCTCGGAGAACCGGTAGTCCTGCGAGAAAAGGTGATGATCGATGTATCCAAGCTGGCAGAAGATCGTTTCCTTCAGCCCACCTTTGCCCCAATACCAGAGGTCCGGGAAGTGATCGACGTACCGCTGCAACGCGGTTTTCTTCACGCGCAGGAACCCCCACGGCAACCGCTCGGCTTCGATCAGCCCGGTGCCATCCTCAAGCGCCTTGCCCATCGGATAGCCGCCTTCGTCCTTCTTCCAGACCGCCGTCCACTCGTTCCACTGGTTCTTCATCTTGTACGCGCCCGCAACCACTTCGTCCGGGTGCTCCAAGAGCCGCAGCACGCTCTGTGCGGTGAACGACTCGTCAGAGTCAATGCACAGGATGTCGGTCGCCTTCTCGTCGCGCATGAAGCGCGAATAGGCTTCGTTTATGCAGCGCTCGATGTGAAAGTCGCCCATCACAGGCCAGTAGTCCCAATCGACGCCGAGCTTCTCCAGCACCATCGCGAGGCACACCATGCTCTGCGTGTACGACGCGTGCGCCTGATAGTCGTAGAAGCTCGTAAAGACGATGAGCTTGCCCTGATAGGCAATCTTGCTCGGCGGCGTGGCGAGCGCCGCCGTTGATGCGTGCTGCTTCACGCCGTCAGGCCGAGGGTCGAAGCGCCGAGGCGACTGATGAGCGCGTTTACCGCCGTAACGATGGCGTCCGCCTGCGTGCTGGTCGTGTAGCCGTAGGGCGTGGTGCTCGACGCTGCGGTCGTGGTGACGGTCGTAACCGCTGCCGGGCGCACGATGGGCGTCGCGCCGTAGAAGCCGACAAGGCTCGTAGACGAGCCGCCGACAGTGACCGGGCTTCCGCCGCCGAGGCCTACGGTAGTTGTGACGGTATTGGGATCTGCCATGTGAGTCTCCTTTTCTTTCCGTTATCCGGCGATGCGGCAGGCGTTACTCGGGTAGAGCGGCGCCCAGCCGAACAGCACATCGAACCGGGTAGGCAACTGGTCGTTGTTGATCGTGTACTGCCGCACCACGCGGATGCTCATGCCCGCTTCCGACGAAGAGGCTCGCGCGGCCATATCGACGCCCGAAACCAGCGGCAGATCGACCATGACGCACGTGTAGGCGTTCTTGTGGAAGAGGATGTTCTGCGGGCTGTTCACGCCAACCGTCGAGACGCCGATGCTGTAGGGCGTGACCGCTGCGGTCGTGGACGTTGAGCCGACGACGCTGCAATTCTGGAACTGTCCGCCGGTGATGATCGCCGGGGCGAAGGTCAGCGTGCCGGTGCTCGAGCCGGTGCCGCTGAAGTCCTCCTGCACGACGAAGGTCTTGAGTTGCGTGCCGTACACTGCGCGGTTCTGCGGGTTGACCGGGTACACGCCTGCGATGGTGAAGATGTCGCCCTTTTTCAGCGTGACCGTCGCGCTGAAGGTCAGCGTGATCGTGCCGGTACGCGCCCAGCCGCTCGAGATGCTGCCGGTGAACGTGGTGGTGTTCACGGTCAGCGTGCCCGCCGAACCAGCCGCCCACGCGCCAGTGGTCTGCGTGTTGACGTTCTGGTCCATCATCCAGTCCATGCCGCCAGAGTCGCGCCCCATCATGCCGCGCTTGAACTGCGAGGAGAGCTTGTCGTTCGGCACGAACAGCCCCTTGAGGCTGTCGACGATGGTCGCGGAGGTGAACGGCTCGATGACTACGGCCCTGGAGCCATCCCGCGGGGTTGCCTCTGCATCCAGCTTCGCGGCTGCCGTGAGGTACGTGAGCAGCGAGGTCGGCGGCGTCCCGTAGGTGCCGACGATGTTCGCGGTCCAGTT